ATGCACCGCAGAGATCCAAAGGCTGGCTGGAAGGCTCGTCTAAGACTTTATGCAAACGTACTAGTTGATGATGGTACTGGAGAACAGTACACCGCAATTTGGTCACAGGGCGTTGGTCCTAAGTCAGTAACAACACAAACACTAATTGAATATGCAAGTGATACAGGTGCTATCAGTAACCTTACATGGCGTTTAAAGCGTTCAGGTACAGGTACTCAGACAAGCTATGCCTTGTTCCCACTAGTAGTAGATGAAACAGCATTTGACTGGTCATCCGTTGAGCAATATGAATTAGAAAAAACTGCAATTCGTTCGGTTAAGTATGCAGACCAAGAGTCATTCTACTCTGGTCTAGATGCAGACGATTCAGTATCTACCTCCTCTGAGTGGTAATTTGACAGACTTGGGGGCAGTAGGATATAATCTTACTGCCCCCAACTATTATTGGAGATAAATGTTTCACAATCATCATTCACATTCTTACTACAGCCTACTAGACGGCTTCTCTTCTCCAGAAGAACTGCTTAAAAGAGCAGAGGAGATTGGTATGGGTGCCATATCTATTACTGATCATGGTACTTTAAGCGGTCATAGAGATTTATTAGTTGCTGCAAAGAACAGTTCTGTAAAACCTATTTTGGGATTAGAGGCATATTTTACAACAGATCGTTTGGACAAAAGAGCAAGAAAAGATCGTGCAGACGAGGATCAAATTTACAATCACTTAATTGTTTTAGCACAAAATGAAAATGGTTTGCAGAACCTGTCAAAGCTTTCAGAGATTGGATGGAATGACGGATTCTTTAGTAAGCCCCGTATTGACTTTGAAGTGCTGCAAGAAAACTCAAAAGATTTAATTGTTTTGTCTGGATGTATGAATAGCATTATTGCTAAGGCAATTCAAAATGGCAACATGGATGCAGCAAAACGACATACAGATTGGTTTAAGCAAGTATTTAAAGATAACTTTTACATGGAGCTCCAGCCACATAATCCTGCAGAGCTTAATTTACAGATGTTAAAACTAGCAGATGATATGGGGGTTAAAAGTACTGTAACTTTAGACTGTCACTATGCTTCTCCAGAAGATAAGATTGCAGAAGAAATCATGCTTATTCTTGGAACGCACCCAAAGGTTTTAAAGGAAGCGACATTTGATGATAGTAGAAAGATTAAAGACTTAATTGAAAGACTGGACTACCTATATGGTGATCGCTTTATGTCGTTTAAGGACCTAGACATATTCTTAATGGACCATAAAACTGTTCGTGACAAAATGATTGACCAAGGAATTGATAGAGATGATCTTTATGAAAACTCTATGGAGATTAGTTCTAAAGTTGGCTCCTATGACTTAAAAGAAAATCTAGACCTACTTCCAGTTGACCACAAAGACCCTAACTCAGAGCTTGAAAGATTAGCTATGGAGGGTTTGATAAAGCGTGGGTTTGGAGAAGACAAAGTTTATTTGGATAGGCTCAAAGAAGAACTTGAAATTATTAAGTCTAAAAACTTTTCTTCTTACTTTCTTGTTGTATCAGATATGATTGGTTGGTCAAAAAATAATAATATCTTTGTTGGTCCTGGTCGTGGCTCTGCAGCAGGTTCTTTGGTTTGTTATGCCCTAGAAATTACCGAGGTTGATCCAATTAAGTTTGGACTCCTGTTCTTCCGATTTATTAATCCAGAGCGTAACGACTTCCCAGACATTGATACTGACTATGAAGATCGTAAGCGTGGTCAAGTAAAGGACTACCTTGCTGAGCAGTACAAGCACGTTGCATCTATTGCTACATTCCTAACATTCAAAGATAAGGGTGTTGTAAGAGACGTTGCTCGTGTTTTTCATATTCCTTTGCCAGAAGTTAATAAGGCACTCAAGGGCGTTGAAACATGGGATGATTTTATTAGCGATAAGTCCACTGCTGAATTTAGACAGAAGTATCCAGAAGTAGTTAAGTATGCAGAAAGACTTCGTGGGCGTATTCGTGGAACAGGAATGCATGCTGCTGGTATTGTGGCTGCTAAAGATAATATTTCAAAGTACGCTCCAATGGAAACCCGTAAGGACACTCAATCAGATGACCGTGTTCAAGTAGTAGCAGTAGACATGGAACAGGCTGCAGACATTGGTCTAATTAAGATTGATGCACTAGGTCTAAAGACACTGACTGTAATCCATGATGCTATGGATATGATTGAAGAGCGACAGGGCGTTAAATTGGATCTAAGAAAGATTGATTTAACAGACAGAGAAGTATATGCAGACTTAACTGCAGGATTTACCAAAGGTGTATTCCAAGCAGAAACAACTCCCTATACAAACCTACTTGTAAAGATGGGTGTGTACAACTTTGATGAACTTGCTGCCTCAAATGCTTTAGTTCGTCCAGGTGCTATGAATACTATTGGTGCAGAATATATTGCTCGCAAAAAGGGCAAGAAGCCAGTAAAGTATTTGCACGACATTGTAAAAGATTTTACAAAAGATACTTATGGATGTATCTTGTATCAGGAACAGGTAATGCTTGCCTGTGTGCATTTGGGCGGAATGTCTATGGCAGAAGCAGACAAGGTTCGTAAAATTATTGGTAAGAAAAAAGATGCTAAAGAATTTGATAAGTTTAAGGACCAGTTTGTTAAGGGGGCTTCTAAGCATATTACAGAAAAGCAAGCAGAGTCCCTATGGCATGACTTTGAAGCACACGCTGGATATTCCTTTAACAAGTCTCACGCTGTAGCATACTCAATGCTTTCTTACTGGTCAGCCTGGATTAAGCGTTACTATCCACACGAGTTTATGTATTCTTTATTAAAGAATGAAAAAGATAAAGATACTCGCACAGACTACTTAATTGAAGCTAAGCGTATGGGAATTAAAATTAGGTTGCCACATATTAATGAATCTGACCTTGACTTTACTCTTGAGGAAAAATCAATTAGGTTTGGTCTTGGCAATATAAAATACATCTCTGAAAATATTAGCAAGAAAATTATTGATCAAAGACCATTTTATTCATATGCAGAGTTTATGGAACACGCAACAAAAAAGGGATCTGGTATTAATAGTCGTGCTGTTGATGCGTTAAATAGAGTTGGTGCAGCAGCATTTAATGATAACCAACGTACTGGAGAAGAGAATAAAAACTTTTATGAGTACCTTAACATCCCAGAATTTCATACTGACATTCCTAGATGGATTGAAGCATACACAAGACCAATTGAAGAATATGAAGAAGAAGGTTGCTTCCTTGTAATTGGAATGGTAAAGGCTATTAAGCGTGGTGATGGCTGGAGTCGTATTGAAGTTGTAGATAAGACAGGCAGCGTTGGAGTTTTTGATAGATCAGAAACTACTATTGAGGCTGGAAAAATGTACATCTTTTTAATTGCAGACAATAGGATTGGTGCCTTTGCTACACCAGAAGATTTAAAGGACACATCAAATCCTTTTATTAAATATTTAATGTCAAGGACATTGAGTCTTGGGGATAAAGAATACATGGTAATTAGCTTTACTCCAAGAAAAACAAAGAAGGGAGATAAGATGGCAAACGTAGTTCTTGCAGATGAAGACAAAGATTTATATAGTGTTGTCGTATTTCCAACAGCATATGCAGAATCGCTAGTTAGGATGAAACCTGGTGGCGTTTGCAAGCCAATATTAAACACAACATCAAGTGGCTCAGTCACTGTGAAAGGATTTGAAAGAGTATGAACTTAGACAATTTAGCAAGAAGCGTACATCACAATGCAACAGAAAAAGGATTCTGGGACTACATGTATGAAAATGTAGAGCCAAAGGCAGATCCATTTATTTTCTTTGCAAAACAAATTGCAATGATTCACTCAGAAGCAACAGAAGTTTTGGAAGCACTTAGAAAGCAAAAGGGACAACAAGAGGTTGTAGAAGAGCTAGCGGATATTATTATTCGTGTAGTTGACTTGTATCAGGGTCTTGTGATGGCTGGAGAAGCCAAAGATTCTCTTGAAGATGTAGTTACAAAGAAGACAATTATTAATAGTCAACGCCCTAAAATGCATGGCGTATTGGGATGATATAATAGATGCTTATACAAGATGGAGATATAAAATGACAACAATGGAAGATATTTTATCAAGGCTAGATCCAAAGACAAGAAAGCGTGTGCAGCAAGCAACAGAAGTGGAAACTGAAAAACAGCCTACTCCAAGTTTAAGCTTAAATGTTGGGCTTAAGGGTGGACTTGGTTATGGTCGTCAAGTTTTAGTTTGGGGGAATAAGTCTGCAGGTAAATCTTCTTTCTGTTTACAGATGATTGGTGAAGCACAAAAAGAAGGAAAGACCTGTGCCTGGATTGATTCTGAAGCATCGTATTCACCTGAGTGGGCAGAAAAGCTTGGAGTAGATTCAAGTAAATTAATTTATTCTGCAGCAAAGTCTGTAAATGACATGGTAGACGTAGTTGTTGACCTAATGAATGCAGGAGTTGATCTTGTTGTTGTAGACTCTATTTCAGCACTGCTTCCTGCAATCTATTTTGAAAAAGATGGTGAAGAGTTAAAGTCTCTTGAAAATACTAAACAAATTGGTGCAGAAGCAAAAGATATGACTCATGCAGTAAAAATGATGAACTATGCAAATAAAAATACATTGCTTGTTTTAATTTCACAGCAACGTAATAGTTTTGGAGGAATGCATGCAACCCATATTCCAACTGGTGGAATGGCTGTTAAGTTTTTCTCAAGCACAATTATTAAACTATGGTCATCTGAGTCAGAAGCATCTTCTATTAAGGACAAGATTGCCATTGGAGATAAGCTAATTGAACAACGTGTTGGTCGTCCAGTAAACTGGACAATTGACTATAATAAAACAGGACCACAATTTATTGGTGGATCCTATGATTTTTATTTCCAAGGAGATACTGTAGGAGTAGACAAGGTAGCTGACCTTGTTGACATTGCAGAAATGATGGGCATTATCGAACGTGGTGGAGCCTGGTATACTATTATGGATCAAAGATTGCAGGGTCGTGCAAAAGTTATTGACTATGTAAAAGAAAATCCAGCAGTATTTGATACTCTAGAAAGCATGGTATACAGCAAGTTATGAGCATTAACCCAGAAGATTTTATAAAGTCTTCAGAAAGACAAGCAGATATTGGTGTAGACACAATCTTTGGAACATTTATGTGTCAGGACTGTGATGAGCATTTAAGACAGGCAAAGCTTAACGAAGATGAATTAGTAATAGTTTATGTTTGTTCTAGCAATCACAGAAACGAAATTAAACTGTGAGCGAACGTGGTGAACTAAAAAGAATTGGTGCTAAGGCACATAAAAATTCTGGTCGTGGTCAATATCAAAAAGGTGACGGATCACTTGACGAATTCATTGTTGACGTAAAAGAAGCAGGAAAAAGTTTTACTCTAAACCAAGATGTTTGGGCAAAGATTGTAACTGATACACTAAGAACTGATAATACTAAGTCTCCAGCACTGCTGTTGGCAATTGGAGAAACACAAAAGATAAGACTGGCAGTCATTGAATGGGCAATGCTAGAGGATTTAATGGAGAGAGCAAATGGAATCAACCCTTGATTATATTAGTCAGGTAACTGAGTTTAATGATATTCACGAGTTTATGAAAGATAAAGACCTTGATGAGGCAATGGCTATTGTTGTTAAGATTATGATGAAGCCAGACATTCCATCTGTTCAGGCAGTTGTTTTAATTAGTAAGCTACAAGCTATGAGTGCAAAGTTTGGAATGCTTGCCACATGGTATACAACTGTAGAAAAAGGACCGTCTGGAAGTATTAACAATACTAAAAAGCATGTGTACTACTCTATGCGTGATTCATTAGATAAACTTGTAGACTCTCTAAAATATATTGCAAGGCTTGGTGCCTAATGGCTAGAAATTTAATTGGAACGTTGACTAAGAAGCCAAGAAATACAAAACTAGATGCAAAAAAATTTAGACTTGCAATTGGAAAAGCTTACTTAGAAGGAAAGACTGGATATATTCATAGAAAGAAAACCACCTTTTCTCCATCTACAGTTGGATATGGTCACGGTAAGTGTCCCAGATATTGGTCAATTGCTTTTGATGGTGCAGACTTTAAGGAAACATTTAACGCCCAAGGTGTTGCTGCAATGGACAACGGCACAGATGCACATACAAGGCTTGAAAAAGTTATTGCAAAGACTGGATATCTGAAAGAGTCAGAGCGTGAAATTAAGTTGGACAGTCCACCAATTCGTGGTTTTATAGATTTAATCTTAGATGTTGAGGGTGAGGAAATTGTTGGAGAGATCAAAACAATTAAGGATGACCAATACACCCTAAGAAAAGATACCTCAACTGGTGCAGATAGCCATGTTGTTCAGTTGCTTATTTACATGAAGGTAACTGGTGCTGAAGAAGGATTCTTTTTGTATGAGAACAAGAACACTCACGAGATTACCGTAATTCCAATGGTAATGTCTCCAGAAAACTTAGATTATGTAGACTACATTTTTGATTGGATGAAAGAAGTTCGTGCAGCTTGGGAAGAAAAGAAAAACATTAAGCGTCCATTTAAGGGAGACAAAGCCCCATGCACCTATTGCCCAGTCAAGGAAGTATGTTTTGAAAAGCCTGACGGAAGACATAAGATTGTTCCATTAGAAATTAGACAAGCATGAAAGTGTGTAAAGAGTGCAACTTAAAGTTTGATGCAAAAACTCATAATCAAAAATATTGTTCTGGAGAATGCTGTCGCATTGCAACAAACAAAAGAATTATGGAAAAGTACTACCAGAAAAAAGCAAGGCTAAACGGTCTTGAAAGACTTTGTGGTTGCGGATCAACTTTGAGTAGATACAACTCTGATGACACTTGCTCAGTATGTGATTCTAAAAACAAAAAAAATAAAAGATACTTGGCGATGGAGGCAATGTCAAATGTCATTAGCAGTACTAAAAAAGTCTAGTGCTCATAAAGTTTTAGGAATTGATGCTTCAACTGCCTCACTAGCATTTTGTTTGTTTGAAAATGATAAGCCAGTAAAATTTGGAAAGATGCCAATTGTAGGTGCTGACATTTATGATAAGGTTAAAGATGCTCATAGAAAGTCGGAAGCTATTGCGTCACTGGTGGATCCAGATTACGTTGCAGTTGAATCTGCAATTATGGTTAGGTCAGCAGATGCAGGACTAAAGATTGCTATGATTGTTGGTGCTTCATTGGCAGCACTACTAAAACCTGAAACAAAAGTAATTACTGTTGCTCCAATTCAATGGCAGTCCTTTATTGGAAACAACAATCCAACTAAAGCAGATAAGGCTAACATTAGACTACAGTTCCCAGACAAGACTGATAGTTGGTATAAGGGTAAAATAAGAGAGAATAGAAAGCAAAAAACAATGGACTACTTTAATAATAAGTTTAACATAAGTGTTACAGATAATGACACTGGTGATGCTATTGGAATTGCCTACTATGCATATAATAAACTTACGGAGAGATCATGAAAAAACTTTATCAGTCAAAAACCTGGCTTACAAAAAGATACATTATTGATAGAAAAACTATTGAAGAAATTGCTAAAGAATGTGAGACTAGTCATCAGACAGTATATAGATATTTGGTAGAGTTTGATTTAATTAGAAATCAAAGAAAGTGGTCACGATGATTGAAAAAAATATTTGGCAAACATATGAATGCAAAAAAGAAGATTTACCAGCATATGCACAAGAAGGAATAAACTCTTGGGTGACTCAGAATCCTTCTTGGGAACACAACTATATGAGTGCAGAAGATAGAGAACATTTTTTTAAATATGAATACAGCACAGAGGTTTATGATACTTACATGAAAATGCCAATGGGTGTTATGAAGGCTGGACTTTGGAGATTTGCAATCTTACATGCTTATGGTGGAGTGTATGCAGACCTAGATACAAACTGTATTAGTAAAATTTCTAGATGGTTCCCACAAGGATATGAAATGGTAGTTGATATTGAAGGAGACACACCTTGGTATGCAACACAAGTTATTGCAGCAAGGTCAGGTCATCCATTCTTAAAAGATGCAATGGACTTATGTGTTGAAAGAGTAAAGCTTGGAGACTGGAGCATTCCTAATATGGTTCACTACTATACCGATGTTGCAATGTTTACAGATAGTCTAATGAACTCAATGGGTCTTCCTCCACACGAAGGAGATTTAAGAGTAAAGGCATATGAATATAATCAATCACAGTTAGCACAAGAAAATAGATTTTTTGCTTTTTCTGGAGATAAGGCAAGATGCCTTCTTGATAAATATGTAAAACATTTATACTGGGGGGATACGGGAAGAAAAGAAGGATACATTGCTTGGAAGGCTGATCCTCTAGTAAACCAATCTTATAAAGATGGGTTCGATCCAAAAGACTGGAAAGAATAATGCCTACAATTGGAGTTCTTCCTGCATCAGGAAAGGCATCAAGGATTGGTGGAATACCAAAATTTTGTTTACCAATTAGTGATGACAGATGTTTATTGCAATGGCATGTAAATCAAATGCTTGAAGTATGCGATGAGGTTCGTGTTGCAACAAGACCAGAGTGGGTTCCAATTGTTCAAAACATGGACATGAATATAAAGCTTATCGTTAGAGAGCCCTCAACGATGTCTGAGGCAGTTAAATTTATGATAGGTGAGTATAACGACACAGTGCTAGTCGGAATGCCTGATACTTATATATTAAATTCAACAAAGAACATTTACTCAGAACTCTTAAAGAACTCAAATAATGCAGATTTAGTTTTAGGCATTTGGGATTGCCCAGACTCACTAAAAGGCAGGGTTGGTCAGATTGCTACTCTTGGTAACAAAGTAATAGCATCAAAAGATAAAACAGATAACTGTGACTATGAATATTTGTGGGGTACTTTACTTTTCCGCAAAAATATGATAAGATATATAGACCCAAATAGAAACCATCCAGGAGAACAAATCCAAGAATGGGTAACATCTAGGTTTGATGTTCAGGCAGTTAAAAATGACGGAGAATATATGGACATTGGAACTCTAAAGGGGTTAAAAGACTTATACAGAAGAATGGAAAATTAAATGCACGAGTATGAAGATAAGTTTCATATTGAAGTAGATCAGGTAAATCATCCTCTCCATTACACAACTGACCCATCTGGTGTTGAGTGTATTCAGATTACACGCCACAGAAACTTTAATATTGGCAATGCCTTCAAGTACCTTTGGAGAGCTGGACTTAAAGATGACAAAAAACAAATAGAAGATTTGCAAAAGGCAATCTTTTATATTAATGATGAGATTAATAGACTAGAGGGTAAATAATGCCTACTTATGAATATACATGCGTGACTTGTGATAAGTCTATTGAAAAGCCAAATGTAAGGGTTGACGATAGAGATCATCAGCAATGTGAAGAGTGTGGAAATGTTCTTACTAGAAGTTGGACCCTTGGAAATGTTTCTGTGTGGGCACCAACCGCTGGTGGCTATAGATAATGGCTAAAACAAAAACTGTAATTAAGTATAATCCAAACTGGGATGTAAAGTTTGAACACCAGCATGGCAAAGACCTAATTGTTCCAGGAACACCTCTTAAAATAAAGAATGTTCGTGGAGACTTTAAGTTTGAAAAGTATGTAAAAAACACCGATTCTGGTATGGAATGGATTGATGTTATTGGTCCTACTGGATATAGGTCCTTTTATTTGTGGGAGTTAAAGGGTATAATTAAACCTAAGAAGAAAAGGATTAAGAAGAATGGCAGCGGAAATTGAGCTAGCAGAGCGTTGGGAAAGAATCAACAAGGTTGTTGAAGAGTTCCTTCGTGGAAACACAAACCCTAACGATATTGCTACAGTCACTGGATTTAAAAGATCCCAAGTAACTGAGTACCTAAATGAGTGGCGTACAGTTATTCAAAGTGATAGACAAATTCAAATGCGAGCCAGAGAAGCTCTTGCAGGTGCAGATCAACATTACTCAATGCTTATTAAGGAAGCCTGGGATGTAGTAGAACAAGCAGACCTTACTGCACAGTTGCCACAAAAAACATCAGCCCTAAAACTAATTGCTGATATTCAACAAAAACAAATGGACATGCTGCAAAAAGCAGGTGTGCTAGATAACAACGAACTAGCAGAACAAATTATTGAAACAGAAGAAAAGCAACAGATGCTTGTTGAAATTATCAGAGATGTTGTTTCTTCTTGTGAAAAATGTAAGCCTCAAGTTTCTTCAAGGTTAAGTAAGATAACAGGACAAGCAGAGGCACTATAGTGTTTGAAGATATGATTGATCTTCTTGGCGGAGATGAATTTGACGATAAGCCAGTAACCTTAGAAGAGTTTGTAACCTCTAGAGATTACCTTGGGCTACCACCCCTTTCTGATTACCAGTACACTGCAATTAAAGCAATGAGTCAAATTTATAAAAAAGAAACTTTGATTAATGTTTTTGGTCAAGAAGAGGGAACAAAGATATCAAAGCAAACTTGTAATGAAGTAGTATTGCAACTTGGTAAGGGTTCTGGTAAGGACTACATGTCAACCATTTCTGTTTCTTATATGGTATATCTTCTTTTATGTTTAAAAGATCCTGCAAAGTATTATGGTAAGCCCCCAGGTGACTCCATTGACATTCTCAATATTGCTATTAACGCTGAGCAAGCAAAAAATGTTTTCTTTAAAGGTTTAAAAAATAGAATTGATAAGTCTCCCTGGTTTCAAGGAAAGTATTCCTACACTGCAGGTTCGGTAAGTTTTGATAAAGGAATTACTTGCCACTCAGGACACTCTGAAAGAGAATCTTGGGAAGGGTACAACGTTCTCTGTGTAATTCTTGATGAGATCTCTGGTTTTGCTATTGACAATACAACAGGTCATGATCAAGCAAAAACTGGTCAGGCAATTTATGATATGTATCGTGCCTCTGTAGATTCTCGTTTCCCAGATTTTGGTAAAGTAGTTTTGCTATCATTCCCAAGATACCGCAATGACTATATCCAACAAAGATATGATGCAGTAATTGCAGCCAAAGAAACAATTATTCGTGAGCATACTTTTAAATTAGATGAGACACTAGAAGTTGAAGATTCAAACAATGAGTTTACTATTCAGTGGGAAGAAGATCACATTAGTGCCTACAAGTTTCCTAAAGTCTTTGCCCTACGCAGACCAACATGGGAAATAAATCCAACAAGAAAAATAGAAGATTTTAAAATTCAGTTTTATACAAATCCTACAGATGCTTTGTCAAGATTTGCATGTATGCCTCCAGATGCTGTAGATGCATTTTTTAGATCAAAGGAAAAAATTGAAGCATGTTTTAATCAGCCATCACTTGCAATAGATGAGAGCGGAAGATTTGCAGAGTGGTTTGTACCAGACGATGACAAAGAATATTTTATTCACGTTGACCTTGCACAAAAGCATGACCACTGTGCAGTTGCTTTGGCTCACGTTGAAAAGTTTGTAAAGATTACAACATTTAATGACTATGATGTAATTAACCCATTAGTTGTTGTTGATGCTGTTAGATGGTGGACACCAACTGCAGATAAAACTGTAGACTTTAAGGATGTAAAAAATTATATTTTAGATCTTAGAAACCGTGGGTTTAAGATTAAACTTGTAACATTTGATAGATGGAACTCACTTGACATTATGAATGAGTTAAAGGCAAGTGGAATGAACTCAGAAACTTTGTCTGTTGCAAAAAAGCATTATGAAGATATGCAAATGCTTGTAGCAGAAGAAAGATTAGTGGGTCCAGCAATTAGATTGCTAGTAGAAGAGCTGCTCCAGTTAAGAATTATTCGTGACAAGGTAGATCACCCAAGAAAGGGATCTAAGGATCTTGCAGATGCTGTCTGTGGTGCAATATATAATGCTATTGCTTTAACCCCAAGAAGGCAAGGCGGAAGAGAAATAGAAGTTCACACATACAAGCAACAAGCACTTGACAACAAGCAAAAAGAATGGGATAATATTCTACAAAGAGACCTTGAAAGAAATAGACAGGCTCCAGATGATATTCTCAGATATTTAAATGGAATAGGAATGGTTTAGTGGAAATCCCAGATGACTTCTCAATTGAAGAGTATGATGAAATGATGGACTACATGATCAAGCATAACTACATACAGAGTGTTGGCATTGATGAGGATGGTGAGCCCATCTACAAAATGACACAAGATTTAATTGAGGACTACCCAGATATTTTTGAAGCCCACATGGAGTTTACAAACGAACTTTTATTTTCTGTCTGGCAAAAAGGATATGTTGAAATGACAATGACAGAAGATGGAGAATGGCTAATCATCCCAACTAATGTTACATTAAACTATGAAGAAATTCCTAATCTTACAAAAGAAGAAAGACTTCTTTTGTGGGAGCTTAGCGAAATGAAAAAAAGAGACGACCAATAGACTTGACAAATGTCGTGCCAATAGTGTAAGATAGAGGCTATGGATTCAGAAAAAACAATTGAGTTAAGATACTTTGACAAAGAAAACAAGCTTTTTAAAGTAGTAAATCCAAAAGTAAAAAGAACATGGATGGATGAAACACACAACAATGCTTATCGTTGTACTCCATTAAATGTTGGAAATACCTATGGGTGGTATGTTTTATGTCCAATGGATTTTACAGCAGAATGGAACGGTGGACCTTTGGGGTCAGACCTTTCAGTAACAGTAATAAATCCTCCAGAAAGTAGCAATGAAGACTTTAAAATGACTGCAACTAATTTTGGTCATGGAATATTAAGTCTAATTCCAGACTTTATTATTAAAACAAGTCCAGGAGTTTCTACATATGTTCGTGGTATTCCAAACTTAATTGCAAATGGAATACAGCCACTTGACGGTGTTGTAGAAACAGACTGGTTACCATTTACATTTACTTATAACTTTAAGTTTATTAAACCAGGAAAAATTAAATTTGAAAAAGATCAGCCATTGTTTAGTTTTTTCCCAGTAGAAAGAGGATACGTTGAGCAGTTTAATACTTTAGTTTCAGGAATTGAAGACTATCCAGAATTTAAAAAAGAATACGACATGTATGCAAATCATAGAACATCTCAACAAGCAGGTATAACAGAAATAGATGGTCATTATGGAAGAGCAGAAAGTCCAGTAAAGAAACATGAAGTTGATAATCATTTAAAGACAAGTAAGATTAAAGAATTTAAATACTAAAATTAAATAACGTAGAGTTGGGCAGGTGGTGAGCCCCTTTGACTGTAAATCAAACGCTTTAGCTGTGTAGGTTCGATTCCTATCTCTACGACCAATCCCAAATAGCTCAGATGGCAGAGCGTTCGACTGTTAATCGAAATGTCGCAAGTTCGATCCTTGCTTTGGGAGCAGCAGTATATGTTTGTCAGTTGCATATACTCCCACATGTTAAGTGGCATGGCAAACTGACAGGCGAATGTTGCATAATGGTAGTGCCTCAGTTTTCCAAACTGACGGTGAGAGTTCGATTCTCTCCATTCGCTCCCCTAATTAGCTCAGTGGATAGAGCAAACGGTTTCTACCCGTTAGGTCAGGAGTTCGAATCTCTTATTGGGGGCTTTAGAGTATAATTAAACTAAGAAACATCTAAGGAGATGTAATGGAAACAACTGTAGAAGAAAAACAGGAACGAAAGTTACTAATAGCAGATAGATGTGACAGGTGTGGTGCTCAAGCATTTGTCCTTGTAAAAGGCGTAGCAGGAGAGCTATATTTCTGCGGGCATCACTATTCAAAAAATGAAGATGCTCTTGTTAAATTTTCCTATGAAATTATAGACGAAAGAGACTTTATTAACGAAAGATCGTCTTCAAGTCCTATCTAGGATATAATAGATTTGGGTTTAATACCTAATTTATAGGAAAAGAGTGATTCTAAATGGGTTCACCAATCGTGGGAGGTAAGGTTACAACACCTTACAAGAAGCTTGGAAAGATGTGGAGCAAGGGCTATCACACAGGAGTAGACTACGCTTGCAAAGTAGGAACAGACATTGTTGCTGTTGCAGACGGCAAGATTGAAAAAGCTACCTGGGGTGCCAGCTATGGGACACAGCTAGTTCAAAAAGTTGAGGGTGGCTGGGTAATCTATGCACACCTTTCAAAGGCTCTAGTTAAAGCTGGAGACAAAGTAACAAAGGGACAGCATATTGGAGAGTCTGGTAATACAGGCAACTCTTCAGGTCCTCACCTACACTTTGAAATGAGAGACAACATTAGATGGAGTGCTGGCAAGGATATTGATCCTGCTGCAATTCTTGCATCTTAATATAAATAAATAGTGAAGCCCTTGACAATTGTCAGGGGCTTCTGCTATAATATTTCTTATGTCAAATATTGAAATAAATTTTTTAATTGAAGAAATTATTCCTATGAAACACGAAGAAGCTCCAGCCGTTCAATCACCAGAATTTCAGGCGTTTATTAATGGATGGAACAATGCTTTAGAAGAAGTTATTAAATACTTAAAACAAAACAATGGAGATAACAACTAAATGGGAAAACATCATGATAAAGTTTTAGAAGCTTTAGAGATTCGTAAAAGAAATGTTCCACAAAGAGGTGGATACAATACCCCAGGTTCAATGAACAAAAAGAAAACTGGATATGTAAAAAGAAGTGGGATTAAGAGATGATTTATACAGGTGAAGAAGTAGAACACACAGAACACTCAAGTGAGTTATTTGAAGTAATGTTTGGATTAGAACATGTTGTTGCAGAGTTTTTTTGGAACATTGTATTTGCAGTGGCATTGTTTGCTATTTCAAAGTCACGAGTGCTAAAAAAGATTCACAGATACATTGATGAAAAACACGAAGTAACTCACGACAAGTATTAATAAATAAAGAATTGCCTCTTTAGCTCAGTGGTAGAGCAACGCTCTTGTAAAGCGTAGGTCATCCGTTCAAATCGGATAAGGGGCTCTCAAGAAAAACAATTAGGAGAAAAATGAATCTAGTAGAATTTATTGAAGAAGTTAAGTCAGGTCAGACCCTTGTGGATTTTTGGGCTGAATGGTGTGGACCATGTAAGATGCTAACACCTGTAATTGAAGAACTATCTAAAGAGCAGGATGTTCGTTTGCTAAAGATCAATGTTGATGAGAGTCCAGAGCTTGCACAAGCACTTGGCATCAATAGCATCCCAGTTATTATGCTATACAATAGTGGAGAAAAGCTAAAGCATATTGTTGGTGCTAAGCCAAAGCCAGCACTAAAGAAAGCACTGTTTGATAATGTTTAATCGTAAACTAAAAGATGAAATGCTTGTAGAAGAACATCAGTATCGTGCAGTTATTACATACCTTCCTGAAAAGGAAACCTACAAGGCATCAGTTCAAAGAAGAACTGGGATTAATGAGTGGGTTAAAGTTAGGTGTGGATTAAAAGGAGTAGTCTTTAAGTCTAAGAAGATTGCTGAAGATACTGCTATCCAACAGATTAGAATTCAAAAGAGTTTGGATGATAAAATTAACAGCCCTGTATCATACATCATATATGATAATTAGGTGCCATACGCATAAATAGATGATAAAATAGGTGTATGGCAACAATCTTTCCAACTTCACCAGCCCCACAAATTAACGATGAATATCAGGGATATCGCTATAATGGCACATCCTGGGACATTATTGGAGTAGATCTAACTGGTGATTACCAGACAAAAGTTGCAAGTGTTTCTAGTACAGAGTTAGGATACCTAGATGGTGTAACATCTGCAGTTCAAACTCAGCTAAATGCTAAATCACCATTGGAATCACCTACATTTACTGGTACTGTTACAATTCCTACAGGTGCATCTATTTCTGGATATGCAACAGAAACATATGTTGGAACAGCCGTATCTAACCTAGTTGATTCTGCACCATCCACTCTTAATACTCTTAATGAACTTGCTGCAGCACTTGCTGACGATGCTAATTTTGCCACAACAATTACAAATGCTCTTTCTCCAATTGGATCTGTAACTGCTTATGCTATGGATACTCCCCCAGTTGGCTGGCTTCTTTGTGATGGCACAGTACATAATATATCTTCTTATCCAACACTTGGTGCAGGTCTTGGGTCAACTTATGGTGGAAATGGAACAACAACATTTGCCGTTCCTAATTTAAAGGGAAGAATGCCAGTAGGTTTAGATTCTACACAAACAGAATTTGATACCCGTGGTGAAACTGGTGGTGCTAAAACTCATACACTAACAGGTGCTGAAATCCCATCTCACCTACACTCAGTTGATCCACCATCTACAGCTGCTACTGTTGGTAATAATGATACCAATCATACCCACGCTAACACACTTACCGATCCTGGTCACCTCCACACCATTGACTCGTATGCATCGGACAGTGGCTCTGGTATTGCAACCGTAGGAAGAGAAAATGTTGCCACGGGAGATAGAACAACTAATACTACTGCTGGTAATACAACCACAGTAGGAACTGGAATTACAATAAACAATGCAATTCAAGGCGGAGACAATTCAACAACATTTGCTACCCACAAGCACAGTGTTTCTGTAGATATTGCATCGTTTAATTCTGGATCAACTGGTGATGGTGGAGCACACAATAATTTACAGCCATATATTGTCATGAACTATATTATTAGGGCAGTATAAAGATGGCTAAAATGGTAAAATGAACTCATGGCATCGAAAAAATTTTTAAACCCCATAAACCTGCTAAATTTAGCATCTGATCCATCTAGTGCCATTGAAGGTGACATTTATTATAACACCACATCTGATGCAGTAAAGGTATATGCCAATGGTGCTTGGGTTCCCGTTGGTAATGATGGCGGATCAGACATTAATGTTTCAACCACTGCCCCATCAAGTCCAGCAACTGGAGATGCCTGGTATAAGAATGACACTGGTGAGTTCTATGTTTATGATGGAACTTATTGGGTAGAAGTAAATGGTGTAATTGAGGGCACAAATACATTTAACACAATCTCTGTATCTGGTCAGTCTGATGTTGTAGCAGACTCATCCACAGATACTTTAACTCTTGTAGCAGGTACAAATGTATCTATTACAACAAATGCTACTAATGATTCTATTACAATCAATGCTGACTCTAAGGCAACCAGCTCTGTTTATTTAGTTAGAAATAATACTGGATCAACAATATTAAAGGGAACTTTGGTTTTTGCATCAGGTGCAGAACCTAGCGGAAGAATAGATGTAGAGCCTTTTGCAGCAGTTGGCGGAATTAACTCAGAACTAACTGTTATGGGTATGGCTACTGCAAATATTTCTAGCGGTGTTAATGGTGAAGTAATAAGTTTTGGAACTTTAACTGGAATAGATACTAGAGGAGATACTACTAGTGCAATTGCCGTTGGCGATGAAACTTGGGCTGCAGGAGATATTCTTTTTGCTCACCCCACTGTGGCTGGAAAACTTACTAATGTAAGACCACAGCATGACCTTGCCGTTGCTTTTATTACCGTTCGTCACGCATCTACTGGACAAATTGCAGTAAGAATTGTTCCAGGAAATAATCACTTGGAATGGATGCATGATGTAACTATAGATACCCCAGCAGACAATGAAGTTCTTGCATACGATAGTTCAAGTGGTCTTTGGAAAAATCAAACAGCATCAGAAGCAGGGCTCTCCGCTTCTGATCACAATCATACGGTTGACAGTCTTTCAAATGTTGTAATTACTGGAACCCCAACAGATGGACAAGCACTTGTTTGGGATACCACAACTTCAAAGTGGATAAATGAAACGGTTTCTGCAGTCACAGATATAAGCAGTCTTACAGATGTAACAATTAGTGGAACTATAGCAGACAATGAAGTACTTGCGTATGACACTGCAACTTCTCAATGGATTAATCAAACTACAGCAGAGGCAGGTTTGTTGGATACTTCAGCAACTGCACAAACAAAAGCTGGAGATCTGACAATTACTGGAAATCTTACAGTTAATGGAACTACAACAACAATTAACAGCACCGCAGTTAATGTTAATAACCAAGTTATTTTTGAGGGATCAACTGCAGACGGCTTTGAAACAACTTTAACTTCTATAGACCCAACAGCAGACCGTACAATTTCATTGCCAAATGAAAGCGGAACCCTTCTTACTACAAATAGTATTGGCTTAGATGTACAAGCATTTGATCCAGACTTAACTTCAATCACTGGACTAACTGGAGAAGGCTTTGTAAAAAAAGTTGGTGATGGTTTTAGCGTAGATGGAAATTCTTATGCTCTAAGCTCTGCTCTTGCTAGCTATGCAACAATTAACAGTCCAAGTTTTACTGGAGCCCCACTTTCTGTAACTCCAACAGCTGGAGACAATAGTACTGCAATTGCAACAACAGAGTTTGTTGCCACAAGTTTTGCTACAAAAGATGCACCAACATTTACTGGGACAGTTGTCTTGCCATCCACAACATCAATTGGTGACGTAAGTGCTACAGAAGTTGGATATTTAAATGGCGTAACCTCTGCTATACAAACTCAGCTAGACTCAAAGCCAACACTTACTGGCGGAGAAATTTCAGATGCAGTTATACCAGATACAATTGCAAGAGTTGAAGACATAAGTAACTCTTCAACTGGCTACATTCCTATAAACACAAAAGGAATTGCTGGTGGCGTAGCAACACTTGATGATCCTTCAGGAAAAGTTCCAAGCACACAGTTAGACCTAACAGCATATGCTACATTATCTGCTCCAACATTTACTGGCATAGTAATTCTTCCATCAACAACAAGTATTGGAGATGTTACATCTACAGAAATAGGATACCTAGATGGAGTAACATCTTCCATACAAACACAACTTGGTAACTTGCTCTCAACAGCAACAGCAGAAGCTACATATTTAACCAAGGCTGATGCCATATCAGACTACCAACCAAAAGATTTAGACCTTACAAATATTTCTGCATTGTCAACAACTGGAATTGTTGTTCGTGGAACAGATTCAACATACACTACA